ACCTCCTATACTCTAGATCATGCAGTAACAAATGAAAATGAAATAGCGTTATTTATTAATAACGTAAGACAACAACCTGGATCTGGTAAAGCATATACTGCTACAGGCACAGCATTGACACTATCTGCGGCTACAGCCTCAACAGATACGATGTACTGTGTATTTTTGGGTAGAGCATTACAAACTGTAACGCCTGCAACTAATAGTATCACAGCTGCTATGGTTGGTAATGATTTAATATCTGGTAAAGATGCATTGACTAGTGCTCCTGCAGATACAGATGAATTTTTAATATCTGATGCTGGAGTGCTAAAAAGAATAGATGCAAGTTTAGTTGTTGGCGGTGGTAAACTTTTACAAGTTCAAAATATGTCGGCTACAGGAGAAGCAAGTACAAATGGTTCAACTTTTGTAGATTCACAGTTAACAGATACAATTACTTGTTCAGCAACATCAAGCAAAGTTGGAATTTTTCCAAGTTTTTCTCATAGAACAAGTTCTACTGCTGGAAACGCTATAATTACAATAGAGAGAGCTATTAGTGGTGGTGCGACATCAACTTTACACACAGGTTCTTTAGGACTTGCACATACTTATAACACAGATTATACTCATACAAGTTTTTTTCACTTAGATTCTCCTAACACAACTTCTGAAATTACTTATACAATACAGGTTAAATCTGATAATAGTGGTGCAACCTGTTATGTTGGAAGAACTAATAGTGAAGATCAATTATTTTTATTTGAAATAGGAGCATAATGAGTAAACACGAAGCGATAAGAGAAACACATAACACAGTAGTAACAATACGAGGTAGTGATCAAAGTGATATTGTTGCCTTTGATGATAGTGGAAATAGTGTAACAATTGATTGGACAAAAGTAAATAACCACATTACTTCTAATGAATACAAAGAAAAAAGACAAGCAGAGTACCCATCAATTGTAGATCAATTAGATGACATATATCACAATGGTGTAGATGGTTGGAAAACTACTATCAAGGCAGTTAAAGATAAATATCCAAAGGAGTAACCCATGGCACTCTCTAAGGTAAACTTCAATAGCATGAATGTAACGCCTGCTGCAAGCAAGGCGATCAAGTTTAATTCAAGCAACAATGGTTTAGAGACAGGGGATCTTGGTGGGAGTTTAGTATTAATATCTACAACAACTGCTACTAATGCAGGTACAACTTCAATTACATCAGGTATAGATTCTACTTATAAAGAATACATAATTAAATTTATTAATTATCACGCAGATGATGATAACCCAAGACCTTACTTTCAAGTATCAACTAATGGTGGTAGTAGTTATGGTGTAACTGCAACTTCAACTGCTTTTAGGGCTTATCATAGAGAAGATGACTCTGCTACAGGATTAGAATACACAGCAAGTCAAGATGTTGCACAAAGCACTAGTTTTTTTTCAATATCAGATGTTTATTTAAATAATGAAGCAGACGAAAATATTAATGGTTTTATACATTTATTTGACCCTAGTAATACAACTTTCGTAAAACATTTTATTGCACAATTTAATGGTATGAACAATCTTGAAAGTGTACATGGTTTTGGTGCTGGTTATTTTAATACTACATCAGCTATAAATGCTATACAATTTAAAAATAGTGCTGGTAATCATGATGGTATATTTAAATTATATGGAGTATCATAATGGCTCTTACAAAATTTAATTATAATAGTTTTGATTTAACAACTGCAGCTAGCAAAGGTCTTGCATTTAATTCTAGTGCTAATGGTTTTGAAACTGCTGTTGAAGGTAGTATGACTTTAATTAAAACTTTAACTGCTAGTAGTAGTGCAACACTATCATTTGTGAATGGAAGTTCTAGTGTGGTTTTAGATAATACATACCCTGTTTATTTATTTAAAATTATTAATTGTCATCCAGAAAATGATGAGGTAGATTTTTCATTTCAAGGATCAACAAATACTGGTTCTAGTTATGGTGTAACAATGACATCAACAGGATTTAGTGCCTATCATGATGAGGGTGGATCTGCACAAGGTGTAGGATATGAAGGTCAATTAGATCAAGCTAATGGCACAGGATTTCATCAATTAAGTTATGACACATCTAGTGACAATGATCATGTTATAAATGGAGAACTTTTTTTATTTAATCCTTCATCTACGACATTTGTAAAACATTTTATAGCAAGAACTTCTAACAACCATTATAATAATTATGAACTAGATACAGGTAGTGCAGGATATTTTAATACAACTTCAGCAATTGATGCTATTCAGTTTAAATTTGGAAGTGGTGATATAGATGCAGGCACTATAAAACTCTATGGAATAAAGGATAGTTAATGGCACTTAATAAATTAAAATTTAATAGTTTAAACGTAACACCAGTAGCAGGTAAAACAGTTGGATTTAATTCCAGTGCCGATGGATTAGAGGCTACATTTAGTGGTGGTAGCATGAGATTTATTAAAAAACTAACTGCTAGTTCATCTAATACATTATCGTTTGTTGATGGTTCTAGTGATGTTGTGTTAGATAATACTTACAAAGAATATATATTTTTATATAAAGATATACATCCAGAAACAGATAATGCTTTTTTTACTTTTAATTTTTCAGTAGATAGTGGAAGCAATTATAATGTAACTAAAACTACTACATTTTTTAGAGCATATCATTATGAAAGCGATGCAGCTACTGTATTTGATTACAGAACTTCTGAAGATTTAGCACAAGGAACTGGATTTCAAACTATTCAAGATTATTTAGGATCAGATAACGATCAATCTTGTTCTGGATATATACATTTATTTAACCCCTCATCAACTACATTTGTTAAACATTATGTATTAAATAATAATGGTTGTTTTAGTAATGACATATCTATTAATATATTTTCTGCTGGATATGGAAATACTACAAGTGCAATAGACGCTGTGCAATTTAAAATGAGCACAGGAGACATAGATGCAGGAACAATAACATTATACGGAATTAATTAAGGAGGAACATGCCCTATATAGGAAAAACACCCACTGTGGGAAACTTTCAAGTCTGCGATGCGATATCAGTCGTAAACGGACAGGCAGCTTACACCCTACAAGTAGGGGGTGTTAATGTTGCACCAGAATCAGCTAATCATATGCTGGTTAGTTTAAATGGTATTTTACAAAAACCAGGATCATCCTTTACAATCTCAGGTAGTACGATGACCTTCGCCTCAAATCTGGCGACAGGGGATGTAATTGACTTCGTTCAAATATTAGGTAACGTGCTCGACCTGGGCCAGCCGTCTGACGATACTGTGACCGCTGCTAAATTAAATAACGATGTTATCTCAGGGCAAACAGCTTTAACTAGTAGTCCTGATGATACAGATGAACTACTAATATCAGATGCGGGCACTATAAAAAGAATAGACGTATCACTAATTGGTGGTAAAAATACTCCAAATTTTTTAGTAAGTAAAAGTGGTAGTCAAAGTTTAGATAATGATGCGTATACAAAAATTACTTTTGATGTGGAAAATATAGATAGTGATAATGCATTTGCTTCAAATAAATTTACTGCTCCTAGTGCTGGAACTTATTATTTTAATGCAACTGTGTTAGTTAGAATAGGTCAAACTACAACAAATTGGACTGCAATTTATAAAAATGGATCAGCTTTTAGACTTTGTAAAAGATATAGATATGGTAATGATACTTCTAGTCATACAGAAGTTGCTGAAGTTATTGCAGCACTCAATGCAAATGATTACATAGAAGTTTATCATTATACAAATATTGGTGCATCTGTTAATAGAGATGTATTTGGAAATAATACAGCAGATTTAGCTACAACATTTTCAGGATTTAAATTAATAACTTAGGATAAATTATGACCCAATTAAGTACAAAAATAAAACTTTATTTAGAAGCAAATAGTATTTCAAATGTAGATTTTACAAAAGATGTTATATTGCAAAACGATAGCGATGGTAAGGGTGTATATATTAAAGAGTGGAACATATCAAGTTTATCTAAACCAAATGACTCTCAATTAGCTAGTTATGAAACTGCAGGTAACACTGCTGAAACAAATGCTGGTATAGACGCAACTAGAAGATCTCAGTATGGAACATGGCAACAGCAAATGGAAATGATCTACAAGGATCAAAAAAACGGCACATCAACATTTAAAAATCATTGTGATAAAGTAAGATCAGACAACCCTAAAGGATAATAGATGTCAATCAATGTATGCAATGACAGATCCATGGCATCCATTACCAGTCTCCCTTCAGGAGTCTCTGGTAGTAGCTTAGTATTATTATCTGAGCAAACTGCTAGTTCTAGTTCAGTAATATCTTTTACTTCAGATATAGATTCTACTTACAAACAATACGTTTTTAAATTTATAGATATACATCCTAGTGCAGATAATATTAATTTTACATTTAATATGAGTGTAGATAGTGGTTCAAATTATAACGTAACAAAGACTACAACATTTTTTGAGGCTTATCATAAAGAAGATGGTAGCGATCAATATTTAGCCATAGCAGATGGTAGAGATTTAGCACAAAGTACAGCTTTTCAACAACTAAATGGTGGTGGTGTACAAAATGAAAATGATGGTAGTATAAGTGGTTATTTAAAAATATTTGAACCATCTAGCACAACATTTGTAAAACATTTTATATCTTCTTCTATGTCAAATGCCCATAATAATCATTACGCTTGGAATTCTTTTGTGGCTGGATATGGAAATACTACAAGTGCTGTAGATGCAGTACAGTTTAAAATGTCTAGTGGTGATATAGATGCTGGAACAATCAAAATGTATGGAGTTGTGTAATGTCAATTGTAACTTATAACAACAGAAGCATTGCAAATATCTCAGCTATACCTGGGGCAGCTAAATCATTAACACATATTAAAACTTTAACTGCTAGTTCAAGTACTACATTATCTTTTGTAGATGGAAGTTCAGATGTTGTGTTAGATTCTACTTATCCTATTTATTTGTTTAAGTTTATTAATTTACACCCAGCTAGTAGCAATAGTAATATGTCTTTTAATGGAAGCACAGATTCTGGTTCTAATTATAATGTAACTAAAACTACAAATACGATACAATGTTATCATACAGAAAATGATAGTGCAGCATCAGTTTTTTACAACACAAATTTTGATATTGCACAAGGAACAGGATTTCAGGCTTTAAATTATGGAGATGGCGATACGAGTAATGATGCTAGTTTTTCTGGTTCATTATTTTTATTTAACCCATCAAGCACAACATTTGTAAAACATTTTTTAGCCGATACACATCAAATGGCATCTGACCCAAGTGCAGAAAGAAATTTAACTGCTGGTTATTTTAACACTACAAGTGCAATAGATGCTATTCAGTTTAAATCTGATTCTGGCAACATAGATTCAGGCACAATAAAACTCTACGGACTAAAGGATTCATAATGAGCATAGTTACGCTTAATGATAGAGGAGTTAGATCAGTTACAACCTTTGGGTCAGTTAGTGGTGGATCTATGGTGCTTATTAAAAAGTTAACTGCTAGTTCTGATGGAACATTAAGTTTTGTTGATGGGGCAAGTAGTGTTGTATTTGATTCTACCTACAAAGAATATTTATTTACATTTAACAATATGCATCCAGAAACAGATAGTGCTGCTTTTACATTTAATGGCTCAGATGATGATAGTAGTCATAGCTATGATGTAACTAAAACAACAACTTATTTTTATTCTTATCAAAATGAAGCTGGAAACTCTACAAATCTTACTTATGATAGCAGTCAAGATTTAGCACAAGGAACTGGGTTTCAAAATTTAGCGGCTTCAGTAGGATCAGATAATGATCAAGGTTTAAGTGGATATTTAAGAATTTTTAATCCATCATCTACTACATTTGTAAAACATTTTATAGGTGAAACACACATAAGCTCACATGAAAACCTAGCATTACATTTTTTTATAGGTGGTTATTTTAATACAACGGCAGATATTACAGCTATGCAATTTAAAATGTCTAGTGGAGATATAGACGCTGGAGATATTTGCCTTTACGGAATTTTATAATAAAAGGAGAAAAAAACAATGCCAAGATATCATAATATAAATGGTAACAGAGTACAGTTTACAGCTGAAGAAGAAGCTGCAAGAGATGCTGAAGAAAAAGCGTGGGCAGATGCTGCACCTGCTAGAGCTTTAGCTAACCTTAGAGCTAAAAGAAATAGACTTCTTGCTGAAACTGATTACCTAGCTTTGTCTGATAATACTTTATCAGATGACATGAAAACATACAGACAGAATCTTAGAGATCTGCCTGCAGGTAAAGACACTGTTGCTAAATGTGAAAACGCTACATGGCCAACTAAACCATAATGGCACGGAAGTTTAAAGATTTTGTTGAAAGACCAAAACCTAAGAAACGACCACGAATACATAAAAAATCAAAAAATAAACAGGAG